TCACATAAGCCATCAAGAAAATCTACCCTATACGTTGATTTCTTGATACCGTCACATTCGCTGGCGGTAGAAGTACACGGGCGACAGCACTTTGAATTTGTCGCCCATTTTCATGGCAACAGGCAGGGATTCAGAAAATCAAAAGCTAGAGATCGAGATAAGGCAAATTGGTTTTACAACAATGATATACAACTTATTGTTTTGAGTTATTCAGGAACAGAAGATGAATGGCGAGAATTTATTATCAATAGATAAACTAGAACAATTTATTCAAACCTTGGACAGTCATATGTCAGAGGTAATTTCAGTTGAACCTAACAATGACGTTAAAAAGATTCTGGAACTCACTAGCTTTGAATTAAAGAGTTTGACCTCAGAAGAGTGTTGCGAGAAAGCCTATGCTCTCTATGGCTATTGCAATTTTCTTCAAAAGAAACACAACAAAGAATTAGCCAAGTCAAAATGGTGTCAAGATTTTATCAATCACGCCGTGGCCTCAAGAGCTAATAACTTTGATAAGTATACAAAATGGGAAGTCAAAGTTAATCACGTAGTAAGAGAAGATGACTTTGTCCAGAAAGTATGGAGAGTGCAGAGGGTTGTTGACGGTGTAGTCACTTCATATTCTGACACAATTAGAGATATCAGGAAGCAAGCGGATACTCTTATAGAACTCAGCAGAAGAAAGTACTCTAGAGGATAATTATGTCACCATTAGAACTAATAGAAAGTGGAATATTAGAACATGATTTTGAAAAAGTTACTCAAGGTTATAATGCCCTCACGGGAAAAAACATCCAACCAAAAGGCCAGCGAGTCTCAGAAGACTCAAGAGAGCCAGACCAGATGTCAGAACAAATGCCGGTGCAAAAAAGCGCAATAGAAGACTTTGCAATGACTCCAAGAAATGCTGCCGCCGGTAAGTTCGGTAGGAAGGAGTCCATACAAGTTGGGCAAAACATGTTTGTAGATGATGGCTCAGAAGCAAAAGGCGAGGAGTTTAACACACCGGATGTGCCTCTTACTACTCGTAGACCTCCAGTCAAAATGGTTGAAGTGACTTGTAGTGCTTGTGGAGAAAAAGAAATGATAAATCCGGCCTATAAAACTGGTGCTTATCATAGATGTGGGAGATGTGTTGGTTAATGACAAAAGAATTGAATGATATACTTGCAGAGAGATCGGTTTTAGCAGGCCTTATACAGCATGGCGAAGATGCTTTTATTGATATAGATGGCCTTGTTAATAATGAATCTTTTACTCAGCAAGAAAACATAATATTGTGGAACTGTCTAACAAAGCTTTTTGAAGAATCTAAAAAAGTTGACTACCTTACGCTTGTAAACGCGGCTAAGTCAGCAGGCTACACAGACTTTACAAAGCATGTAAAAAAAGAATATTTCGATAAGCTGGCGTCAGCAGACATAGCTCTTGAAAATGTAAAACGTATAGCCAGTAAACTTTGCAAATTTCATATTGCAAGGCGCGTAGACTTAACAGCTGCCTCAATTAGAACCAAGATTAGAGACATAACAGGCGATGAAAGTGTAAGCGAAATAATAGCTGTAGGAGAAGTGCCTTTCTTTGAATTTGCTAGTAGTCTAGATGATCAAATAGACGCTAAACCGGAATTGGTTGGCGATGACATCATGGATTACATTCAATACCTAAGAGACAACCCAACTGAAATGATAGGGATCAGTAGTGGATTCACTAGGTTTGATCAAGCTATTGGAGGCGGGTTTAGAAGAGGTAGCGTGGATCTTATAGCAGCAAGACCAAAGACTGGTAAAAGCATGTTTGCAGATGCAGTCACTCTTCATGTTGCAGGTAAATTAGGAATACCTGTTCTGCTTTTAGATACAGAGATGTCTAAAAGGGATCATCAACAAAGAATGCTGGCTAACCTGAGTGATATAGAAATCAACGACATTGCCACTTCTCAATTCGATAAATCTCAAGGTATGAACGAAAGGATTGAAAAGGCTGGCTTGAAAATTTCCTCCATTCCATTTCACTTCAGAAACATTGCTGGAAGAACCTTTGAAGAGACTTTATCTTTGATGAGAAGATGGATTGTGAAAGAAGTTGGTTTTGATGACAATGGGCAGGCGAACCCTTGCTTAATCATTTACGATTACTTCAAACTCACAACGTCTTCTGACATGAATGACATGAAAGAATATCAAGCTCTAGGTTATCAAATGCAGGAGATGGTTAACTTTACAATTAAGTATGACGTTCCCTGTTTAAGTTTTGTTCAACTTAATAAAGAAGGAGCTACTAAGGAAACTGTTGAAACTGTTAGTGGCTCAGATAGACTCTCTTGGTTTGCTAGTAGTGTTACGATGTTTAAGAGAAAATCGGCTGAAGAGATAGCAGAAGATAATGGAGCTACTGGCAATAGGAAACTAGTGCCATTGATTGCACGACACGGTTCTGGCTTACCAGATGAGTTTGATTATATTAATATGACGATGATAGGAGAGTTTGGAAGGATAAAAGAGGGTCTTACCAAATCAGAATGCGTGCTTCAAAGCAAAAAAGAAAAAGAAGGCTTCGACAATACCCTAGATGAAAAAGAACAAGATTTCATAGAGGAAGAAATTGAAGACTTGGAGAAACCATTTTGAAAAAGAGACTTGATAGCAAGCAGCTAACGAAGCTAAATCACATATTAGCTTTGCGTATGCATTTAGTTTTGCCTCGCTTTGGTATACAGTTTGAGATGACTGACGAACTAATACAATGCTGTTGCCCTTTGCATGGCGGAGATAATCCTTCAGCTTTTACTATTAATGTTGATCCTGAATCAGAATATTTAGGAGTGTTTGCTTGCTGGTCTAGAGAGTGCCATCTAGACCATATCAATACCTGCATAGGTTTAGTTAGGGCTTTATTAGAGATAAAGCATGATAGGTCAGTCAACTTTCATGAAGCCGTTGAACACTGCATAGAACTCGTAGGTATAGATCCTGAGAAACTTGAAGAAGAGGCTGCTAATTTAGACTTTTCTAACAACCCTTCTAAAGATGAAATCTATCGCAGGAAGAGAGAGGCAAATAAAAGAAAGGGCGTTACCAGAGATAGGGTAAGAAGTAGTCTGTCTATGCCAGCAAAATATTATTTGAATCGAGGTTATTCGGAAAGCGTTCTTAATGAGTTTGATGTTGGTGTTTGTGATAACCCAAATAAGCCCATGCACGATAGGGTTGTTGTTCCTGTCTATGACGATGACTTTGAAAACTATGTTGGATGTGTTGGCCGTGTGATGCACGAAAATTACAATGGTAGAAAATGGGTAAATGAGAAAAAATTCAATACTGGCGTATGGCTCTATGGCTATTGGTTGTCAAAGCCTTTTGTTAAATCATCTAAATCTGTGATTTTAGTCGAAGGTCAGGGAGACGTTTGGAGGCTTTGGGAAGCAGGCATTAAAAATGTTGTTGGTATTTTTGGTTGCACCTTGACGGATGCTCAGGCTAGAATTTTAGAAACGTCTGGAGCCATGAATATAGTTCTACTCACCGACAGCGACGAGGCAGGACAAAAGGGTAGAAAGTCAATAAGAAAAAAATGCGAGAGAGTGTTCAATATAGTTGAGGTTGAACTCCCGACAAAAGATGTTGGAGAATTAACTGTCAAAGAAATAGAAGAAAACATTAAACCCAAGATTAAGGATTATATAAATGACTAACATACTTGGAATATCTGGAGCCAAACAGAGCGGCAAAACAACCTGCTCTAGGTTTCTACATGGATACCAGCTTAGATTGCATGAAGTCGTCAATAAATTTTTTATGGATGACGATGGAAACCTTTTAGTCAATGCTGTACAAATTGATGAAAATGGTGAAGAGATAGAAGGTCTTGGAATTCTTGATATTGAAAGAAGAGACGAAGAGTTTTTGGATTATTGCAGTAGGACAGTATGGCCTTATGTTAGATCCTTTAGCTTTGCAGACCCTTTGAAGGTTATAGCAGTTAGTCTTTTTGGTCTTTCTGAAAATCAATGCTTTGGAACAGACGAAGACAAGAATACTCCTGTTAATATAAAATGGGAAGACATGCCAGAAATTACTGGAGATAGATCTGGTTTTATGACCGCTAGGGAGTTTCTGCAATACTTTGGAACAGACGTTTGCAGACGTATAAAAGAAGATGTATGGACAAGTGCCTGTATAGATAGAATCCTATCTAGCGGCACTGAACTTGCAATAGTTCCAGACGTAAGATTCCCCAATGAAGTTGAAGCTATACAAAAAGCTGGAGGGAAAGTTGTAAGGCTTGATAGAAAACCTTATGAAGATGGGCATTCTAGTGAAATTGCATTAGAAACTTATAGCGGCTTTGATTACTATATCAAAAATCATGATATGAACATGGATGAAACAAATGTCAAACTGATGGAGGTTTTGAAAGAGTGGGGATGGCTGAAAACAAAAAGTTCATAAGTATACCTTGGGATAGTATAATGGTTGATCAGGCTAGAGCAAAAGCTAAAAAGCTTGGTGGAATCAGAAATTCAATATTAAGAGGCGGTGGCAATGCGGCTGGATATTTAGGAGAAGAAGCAGTAGCATCTTACATCAAGGCTAAAATAATAAGTTGTGATGAAGGCAATGATAAGTACGACTATGATATATGGTCTCACGATGAACGAAGAATAGAAGTTAAGACTAAAAGAAGAACAGTTGCACCAAAAGATTACTTTGATGTTTCAATAGCAAAAACTAGCATTCATCAAAGACCTGATCTTTACATTTTTGTAAGTATAGAATTTGAAAACATGAAGATGGTTAAAGGTAAGCGTAATTACTTTGGCATCAAAAATATTTGGATAGTAGGGCAGGCAGAGCCTGAAGATTATTTCTCTAGAGCTAATATATGGAGAGCTGGAGATATTGATAAACGAAATGGTTTTAAAACACATGTAGATATGTACAACCTGCCCATATCGGAAATAGATGAGTTAGATGATAGTTTGTTACCACAGAAGCAGTAGTCTTGGTACTTTAGAGTTCTGTCAGCAAAAGTATTTTTTGCAGTACAATCTCTCATTCAAAGACAAGACCAACAAAAAAGCCTTGATGGGTACTATTACCCACAAGGTAATGCAAACTCTTGGAGACAAGAAAGTCGCCATGAATAAAGGTTTGGATATTGTTGAAGATGAGGAAACAGGCAGAGATCTAACTTTAGAAGAGTGTGACGATCTTAAGTTACTTAACGACATAGCTTTTGATTATTATAGTGGTGCTTTTCCAGAAGTAGACATAACAGAAGCGGACAGAAGAACATGCTTAAAGTGGGCTGAAAAAGCAGTAGCGTATCAAGACGGATCATTAGATCCTAGAAACCAAGACGTATTCGCTACTGAACTATTTTTTGATATTGAAATAAAAGAACCTTGGGCTAAATACAAGTACGACTTTGAAGACCAAACTATAGAAGGTTATTTGTCAATCAAAGGGACTGTTGACCTCATAGTTAGTCAGGGCGGTGACTACTATGAAATACTAGACTATAAAACTGGAAAGAGAATAGACTGGGCAACAGGCGAAGAAAAGACTTACGAGAAGTTACAAAAGGATACACAGCTATTACTTTACTATTACGCTCTTAAAAATATGTATCCTGAAAGGGAATTTTCAGTAAGCATATACTATATAAACAATGGAGGTTTATTCTCCATGGTCTTTGACGAAGAAGACTATCAATTGGCAGAGTCTATCCTTCGTAAAAAATTTGAACAGATTAGAAGCATTCAACAACCAAGACTACTATCGAACGAACATGCCCATTGGAAATGCAAAAAGCTATGTCTTTTCAGCAGTGAATACGAAGACAGTGGAAAAAGCATATGCCAACACATAAGAGATGAGATCAAAGAAAAGGGCGTAGTAAAGGTAGTTGAAGAATACGGAAAAATTGAAAAGATCGCCACCTACGGAGATGGCGGCGGAAGATTATCGGAAGACACTAAAAAATGAGTTGGACACCATTACACCTTCATACCCATTACAGCTTGCTAGACGGCCTCTCAAAGCCTTCTCAGGTCGCTTCACGATGTCATGAGCTTGGCTTTAGTTCGTGCGCTGTGACAGATCACGGAACGATCTCAGGAGCAGTAGCTTTTACTCAGGCAATGAAAAGCAAAAACATCAAGCCTATTCTTGGGTGCGAGTTTTACCTAAG